ATTCTTTGGGTCACTCACGACAAGAATGTTCGTGATGTACGACAACTTCCGTTTGTGATTGCGAGCGATGTCCTTGTCGGACTCCACTCCACTGTTCCAGAGTTCGTTGTTTGCCTCACAGATAGGACACTTGAGTCCAATCGTGGTTGGGCAATTATCGATCAACCATCCACCACGACCTTTGAATCCGTGGCTGAACAGACGAACGAATGGGGTGTCCTCGTTCTCTGGACTTGGAAGGAATCGAATCACGGCAAACCCATTGCCGGACTTGTCCCGCTCAGGCTTCCAGAATCGATCATCCTGATAACTCTTCTTTGTAGAGGCGCTGCTGATCTTGTTCAGTTCGGTCAGCAGACCCTCGTTCATTCCTGTGTTTTTTTGCATGTCATTGAAACTCATATCGCTATCTCCTTGTATCGTATGTGCGATGTGTACGGTAATTATACCATGTATTTCGGGTGGTGTCAACTACCCAAATGGTAGTTTAGCCGAAGTTGGGAGAAGATTTATGTCCTTTCCCTCCTTCTTTATTTTCTCGATGATAGGCTTGGAGAGCAACTTGGCGCCTACAAATGGCTCCATCCTGTTCTCTTCGCAGACACATAAGACTGCATCGATGTATCCATCGGTAGATCCTGATGCAGCCAAATCTTCAACCTTCTTACAAAACTCACTTGCTTCCATACGAATATATATACAGTAGAAGAAACTCTGTCAACACCGTTATTTTGGAGACGCCACACTATGACTGATGTCAATGATAATGTTCAACTAAACGCCGGACTCGGCGGCGCAACAATCGCCACAGACTATCAGGAGTCTGCTGGTGTCTCTGCTCATTACCAAATTGTCAAGATTGCACATGGAGCAGATGGATCGACTCCCGAAGATATCAAGAGAACTCGACCCCTTCCAGTCACAATCGAACAACTGAATAGCATCTATTCCAACGCATTCGTTGCTGTGGCAGGAAGCACAAACGGAACCAGTCCTATTGCTATTACAGGCGATGTCTCGGTAAGTGTCGGTACTGTTGGGGTCAGTGGTGGCACACTTTCATCTATCTTTCATGGAGTTAGTGCAGACATCCGATCTTGTCATTCTGATGTGAAGATCGGGGTTCATACTATTACTGGTGATACAGTCGCTGTGACAGGCAACGTAGATGTTGGCAATCAAGTAGATGTGAATATTGTTAGTATAGATCTTCCAACAGCAGTATTTTCGGGCGTCGAAACTGCAAATACCGAACCAAGCATAATTGGGACTCAGGTTTGCAAAACGGGAGTTCGGGTAAAGAACACTGGTTTTACGGCATGTTTCCTTAGCACCAATTATCGACTTGATTCTGGAGAAAATATCTTCCTTGAAGTGAGTAATGTGAATGCGGTGAAGGCATACACTATCGAAGATACAACAACGGTCTGTTGGATCGCAACGTGAGTCTAAAACCCGGATTCACTCGTTGGATTCTCCGTCGATCTGACAGTGCTATTTCATACACACCCAGCGGAGCCTGCTGCATTGTTGGCGAGTGCAGTTACATAACTGAACTCGACTGCGACATATTGAGCGGCACCTATTTGGGTAATGGAGCCCCCTGCGATGGCAATCCATGTCCTACAGGAGCATGTTGTAATAATGAAAGTTGTACTGATGAGCATGAATATGAATGCATGGGTCCAAATGTTGTGTATAGGGGTGACGGAACTGCATGTACTGATTCTCCACCTCCATGCACCCCATGGGCCTGCTGTGTCGAGGGTGCATGCACCATGGAGACTCTAGAGGATTGTAACTCATTGGGTGGATATTGGCACCAAGGCGATGAGTGCGGCGCCGCTCACGGGGATTTATGTGGGGGTGACCCATGCACTAGTGTTTCGGGCGAATGCTGCACTGAACATCTAACCGTTACTGTTTACCCCTTCTACAATTATTGTTGTTGTGAATGGACAACTTATAACTTCGACTGCGATGATGGCGAGTCGTGTGGGGATTGCAGAGCCCGCGCGGAGGCCGATACAGTCTGTGCAGGTTGTGGAGTAGACAACAATCTATCCTGCCCGGATTGCGCCGATGGCGACTGCGACGACGGTCTCCCCGGCGGAGGAGGATAATCAGATCAATGATCTTCTGAGAAATACCGATCAATCTTCTCTTTCAGAAGAGGAACCATATCCATACTGTCCTTGGTGAAGATCTTCTTCTTTCCATCCTCTGATGCCATCATAATCGCAATTCGTGGGATAGCAATCCCTGTTCGCTCCTGCCACATAATAGCGTAGGCAGTTGCCTGACACCAGTACTCGGTCAACCATTCTTCTCGCTTCATCTTCTGTGAAGTCTTGAAGTCGATGATACAGTACTCCCCATCGAGAATACCAACGCAGTCAACGCGACCAGCCATCCTCAGTAAGTCACTGTAGAGTGGTGCTTCTACTGCTTTGATTTCATCAAGGGTATCAACCATAGAAGCCAAGTTTCCGAACATCTTGTTCGTTGTCTCGTCCTCGCTGGTCTGTGTAAGTCCAGTCATAATATAATCCTCGACCATCTGGTGTACGAGAGTACCCCGGTTCAGGATCTTCTTGGACTTCTGTGGGTTGTTCTTTCGCCACTCGGCAAAGAACTCTCGCTTGTCCCAGTTCACTACAGTAGTAGTGCTAGGATATTGGTGACCTTCTGGGGTGACGTAATATCGTCCTCCGTCCCCGGTCACACATTCGAGTTCTGTTAGTTGGATTGCATCATCAAGTATAGGCATAATATATCTAGTCTCACTTCTTCATATTGTCAAATATCACCCGCCACGGGTAAGGGTCAGTACACGATTGATCTGGTCACGAACCTTCTCGGCTCTATCAGGCCAGTACAGGTATTCCTGATCAGCGTTTTTAGTTAGATTGATCATCAGAGGGAGAACCAACTTCTCGACCTCTTCCAACTTAGTTTTGTATTGGCTTTCGAGTCCGCTCTTACGTTCCTCGACTTCATCAATAATCGCTCGGATACCTTCGCCTTGGTCCTGAATGGCTCTGGACAGTTCGTTGGTTTCCATTGAGACAATGTTGTCTACCTTCTCTTCAATTCGTTGCAAGTCAAGTCTAAGATCTACATTTGAATCTTCCCCACCCGAAACTTGTTGATTGTTCAGTTTGGTAATGACTGCATCGATCTTAGATTCGACCTGCAAAATTTTAGCAACCAAGGAGTCAGATACCTCACCTGCTACTTCGCGGGAGATGTCGCCTTCTACTTGGTGTTGTCTGTTGAATTCGTCTGCGTCAACTGTGGTAAAACCAAAGTCGCTGTCGAGGTATTCTTCTGGGATGTCGTAGTTGAATGAACCCATTACTTTGCCTTTGCTTCTACTGGTCCCCATTTACCCTTGGGACACTTCTCTTTCTCTACTCGGATCTTGGCGTAGAGGACACATCCGCATCCTCCCCTATCCTTGTTGCAAATCCCGAAGTCGTAGATCGGACAAGACTCACATATTCGTTGTCTTGCCTTCACATGATCCTCACTCGTTCTCTTGGATATCCTCGTCGCATATCCGAACATACCGATCATTCCACGAACGAAAAAATTGAACCTACTCCATAATGTGGGCTTTTTGGTCTTCTTCTTTCCACAACCACAAGGCTTCTTCTTGTTCGGTGGTTGTTGAGTTATGCCAACCTTTGCATGATATTCCTTGCGGAGTTCCAATCCAAGTTTCTTTGCATCCTCTAATGAGATCTCTCCGTCTTTGAGTCTGCGGGAAACTTCCGCACCTTTCTCAACCATCTCATCACGAAGAACTTTTTTCTCTTTATCATTCATCATAACAAATCACCACCCCTATTTATCAGTTCTTGCCCCCAGATTGGCTCACGATGCTACTATCTGCTGCACCACGGGCATTACCGAAGTTTGCCTTGACGAAATGACCACGGGAGAACTTGAAGGTTGCCTCACCCGTTTCGTCTGTAACTAAGTAACCTTCTTGGGTGTTTCCGTGAACATCACCGATGATGAATCCTACCCACCGAGGGTTGTTGGGGTGGATTGTATTCAAAATACAACCCGAACCGATATATCCATCGATGACTGTTATCTCATCTGATTCTTTAGTACTATCACCAACACCAAGAGAACCAGAACCAAACGTATGATTGTCGATGGTTGCACCGCAACTGAACGTCACTGGGTTGTTGCTTTGTGTTCCAACAATTTGTCCAAAATCTGTGCTATTCTCTGGAGTCTGAATGAGTTCTTTGATGTATCTTCGATGACCTGATGCACTACTAATGATGTTGACTGGTTCGATTGTAGTATATGCGCCGGTGGACGCGGATGTAGAAGGAGCAACAACCAGATTAGTAATATCTATATCAAGTGTGATAGGATCTCTATAGAATGGGGCGATGTTGACCGCTGGGACGAATCCTCCCGATCCACCATATCCAGACACATAAACGAATCGACCCGATGCATAACCCATGATAGAAACTGAACTGCTGTAAGTGTTTCCTCGACCACTGAAGTTTCCATATTGTCCATTGTCATTCATACCACTAGATTTTCGTAGTTCCAAGTCTTGGATAGTACTGTCCACAATTGTCAAAGAGTGAGTTCCTTCACTGAGGACATACCCCAATGAACAACCGGCGCTGAACTTGAATGGATAATTAGAGTTTGCGCCAAGTCGAAGTTCTGAAGCATGTACCGAAAGTCCACTACCTGTAGTTATTCCAATCGGGTATCCATAGTCGTGAGTGTCTCTGATAATAACCGGACCAACCACCGCCGCATCAGAAGTTGCTCCCCCGGCGGTGATACCATTCCAAGTTGCACCATTCCACCCACCATAAACTAGGTCATGGGCTGGGATATCGACATAAAGACCGATGTCAGTATCAGTATATGCGTTGGCTAACCAAACATTGTCACCACCACAAGGCGACCGCACAGCCTTATCAAAGTAATATCCGTAGCCAGTCCAACCACCCGAGGAACCCGTTACGCCACTTACAGCAACCAACCAATGTTCTTTGAAATCCCAACTCCCGGCAGTTCCTCCAAGAAACGGAGCAGCGCCAGTGGCATGTTGACCTGTAGCACCGACTATTTGATAGGATGCGGTAT